CCAAGGGTTTGAGGGTGGCTTTGAGAAGGCGTTCGAAGCGACGGGCCAGAACTTCAACCGGCTCGCGGAGCAGGCGCAGCAGTTCGGCCAGGCTGGATTCGACGCCGCCGCACGCCTTCAGGAAGGCATCGCCGCCGCGCAGGAGCAGGCGCAGGATGGCATCCTCAACCGCGAGGCGTACGAAGCCGAGGTCGCACGGCAGCAGCAACTATTCGAGCAGGAGGTCGCGAACGTCAAGGCGGTCGCAGACGAGCGGCAGCGAGTCAACAACGCCGTTGACCAGGCGGTCAATCTCGCGAGGTTCGGCGGCGACCAGCAACGCCTCGCAGCCGCGCAGCGAGTTGCCGAGTTTGAGCGCGAGATCATCCGCGTGCAACAAGAGGTGCAGACAGCGAGGGCTGCGGGCGACCAAGTCGCGGTGAATGCCGGTGTTCAGCGGCTCGGGCTGCTCGATCAAGTCGCAGCGAAAGAGCGTGACGTGGCGAGCGGCAGGCAGCAATTCGAGCAGCAGATCGCTCAGCAGCGAGAGCAGTACCTGCAAGCGTTGAACGAGCAGCAGAAGAAGGCGGAAGAGGAGCAGAAAAAGTTTGCTGAGGAGCGGGCGAAGGCGATCGAGGCAGAGAACCAGCGACAGGCCGCGCGCATCCGTGAACTCAACACGCTCGGCTCGGGCGTCATCCAGGGGAACGACCTCCGCACCTCCGAGGGTGCTGCCTTGTTCCTGAACCTCGCCGCGAACCGGCAAGACCCGGCGCTCATCGAGGCACGGCTGCAAACGAAAGCTCTTCAGGGGCTGCGACAACAGGTCACGCAGCTCGTCGAGGGGCTCACTGGTCTTCCCACCGTACGCATCCCCGGAGCGCTCGGCTGATGGCTGTCGCACACTATCACGAGCTCCCACGATCAAACAAGTTTCGCTTTGGCGAAGGTCGCGACCTCACGCGCCAGTTTGTCGTCACGCACGACGGCACCGGGCAGGCGACCACTGCCAACGAAGTATCGGCGGCGCTGTCGTTGGAGCTCGGTGTGGCACACCCCGAGTACACCGACAACAGGTGCATCGAGATCGAGTACGAGGAGAACTACGAAGGCTCTCAGTATCACTCGCTCGTAACAGCAAAGTACGCAATCCCAAGCGGCGGCAGCGATCAGATGCTGCACCCGATCAATCGTCCAGCGCTATGGACGTTCACGACGCAGGGCGTCACCGCCCCGGCGTTCTTCTACTACTATGGTGCGGGAAACGACGACCAGCGGCCGCTCACAAACTCGGCGTATGACTTTTTCGAGGGGCTGACCTCCGACGAGGCTCAGTGCAAAATCGTCATTTCGCAGAACTTCTCGACGTTCCCGGCGGCGCTTGCAATCGGGCTCACGAACACGATCAACGCGACGCCGTGGATAGGAAGCCCGCTGCACTGTTGGAAATGCCAGGGCATCAGCGGCGAGCTCAAGTACGAAGAATTCGGCGGCGCAGCTATCCGATACTGGGCAGTGAAGGTCGAACTGCTCTACCGTCAGACCGGGTGGCCGCTGCAATTGCCCGACGTGGGTTTCAATTTTCTCAGCGGCGGGCAAAAGCGTCGCGCGATGGTGTTCGACTTCCAGAACGCCGAGTGGGTCGCCTCGCCCGGCCCGGTCGGTCTCGACGGCAGCGGCAACCAGACGCTGGGCGCTCCGGCGATCCTCGGTCGTCGCGTCCATCGCGAGGTCGATTTCAACACGTACTTCGGCTATCCGCCCGCATAGGAGACTCATCGTGCCAGACATCACGTACAGCGTGCAGGTCAGTGCCTCGCGTGGCGCTCTCGTGCAGCAGTTCTTCGCCAACGGCGTCACGACCGACATGAGCACGACCGGCGTGCTCGCGGCGACGCTCGATCTCACGACGGCGACGAGCCAGTTCGTGACGAGTGCCGCCTCGACGCTCGGGCTCTGCTTCGCCCGCTCGCTCGTCACATCCACGAACCAGACCGCCACCGTGTCGTTCGGTCGCCTTGACGGCACGACGCTCCATGAGACGGTGCGGTTGCGTCCCGGCGACGCCGCACTCTTCCGGCTTGCGCCGGGCAACTACGGTGCGAAAGCAGCGGCGACCGGCCGCCTCATGCTGCAAGTGCTGGAGGACTGAGCGTGGCTGGCGGGCCGACATTCTTCGACGCGGAGTCGGCCGTGCGCATCGCCAATGCGGTGCGGAAGGTCGAGATCGGCGACCGCTCCGAGGCACCACTGAGGTTCGACACGGTGCCGCCGTCGCAGCAGCGAAAGGCGTTCCGCATCGCCACGTTCTCTGGGTCGTGGGCGATCAACTCCATCAAGACGGTCGAGTTCAAGCACCAGACGAGCACGCCGAACACGGCGAGCGTGGTCAATCTATTCTTTCCGTACCCTCCCAGCACGAACGCAACAGACTGCGCGATTGCCAGAGAAGGCACCGCGTGGCACTTGATCGACGTGCCGTTTCAGACGGCGACGGCTGTGTTCTCTGGCGGCATCACGACGCAGACCGTGGTGTCGAACGTCGTCGTGGCTGCTGTGCTCAACACGAGCAACTGTCAGATCACCGTCACGCGGACGAACACGACTGCGGCGGTGACGATCGCTCAATCGACATTCACGTCCGTCTTTGTCCGGTTCGGAGGGTGAGATGAGTTGCCCGTGCTGCACTCCTTTGGTCTCGTGCGGCACATGCGCGATCCCGAACACGATCTCGGCAACCGTCACGACATCAACCGGTCAGTCGCTCGAAACGCTACTGAAGAACCCGACCGCCGGATGCCCAGCAATCCGACATAGCCTGCCGTCGTCGTGGACGGCAGATCGGTATCTCGGTGGCCCCGGATACGCACTGCCTCGCAACGACGTGGCTGGGTGCATCTCGGCAGCGCTCTTTGGTGGCAGCCTCAGTCCGATCCAGAACTGCCCGGAGACAAACTACTCGTTCGTGTCACCGCTTCCGTACTGGCTCTCTCGCGAACGGTTCGCGGCCGTACGGAGGCTGCTCGGTGACGAGTGGGACCGATCGCTGCTAAGACCAGACGCATACTACCCGCATTGGACGATTAGTTGCGAAAACACCGGGATGCTTGTTCGAGCAGACTTGCGGCGAAGAACATTTCAGGACAGCCTGAACGCAAACCAGCCTGTGCCTTTTTGCTCGATATTTTGGGACCGGGTCTGGGCTGCGTGTCCATCCGTGTTGAACTACGTCCCACCAGAGCTAGAGCTCGTCGTTCCGGTCACGGTCGTCACGTGCGAGCCGTTTCTCGCCCAGGGCACCATCACGCTCAACGTCGGCCAGACATCAGTGACTCCCCCGGCGTACCTGTGTCCCGCGAACAACTACGGCAACGCTACCGTGACTGTGACGCTGACGGGGTGACCATTGCAGGCTCGACCTTGCTCATGCTCAAGCCCTAATGCGTCGTGCATGCGTGCTGGCGTGCCGATGGTTGGTCGCCTCTGGGAACTGTGCAGCGGAACAAACTGCACCGCCGAGATGTCGGACGCCTACCGGGCGATCTGGGACGCACGGATCGACTCTGGCGAGATCGTCATAGATAGGACGCCACCACCCCCACCACCATCCGGCCCCGGCACCGAACTTTCCAAGCTCCTGAAGCGGCTCGGCATCGAGCCGACGCCGACCTGCCAGTGTCGCGCGAAGGCCGCCGAGATGGACGCGTGGGGGCCGGACGAGTGCGAGCGACCGGAACGCATTGACGAGGTCGTCGCCGTGATGCGTGCAGAAGCCGAGGCTCGCGGACTCCCATTCCTCGATGTCGCCGGTCGCCTGCTCGTGCGTCGTGCGATCCGCAACGCCCGGCGTGCCGCTGCGAATTGACACCTTATCCACCATGTACGCAGGAGGACGGGTGCCGTGGCGGACGATCACGACATCACGATCGCGGGCCAGCGATGGCTCTTGCGTTTCACGCGGCTGAAGGGCCGCGCCGACGGCTGGACGTGCTATGACGAACGTCCTCCGAAGATGCTCGTCGATGAGCGGCTGAAGAACGGGCAGCGTCTCGAAACCGTCCTCCACGAGATCGCCCACGCGGTGCTCGGCTCCACGATCTCTGAGGAGACGGTGACCGAGCTCGCCCGCGTGCAGCGTCGTGTCCTCTGGCAGATCCTCCGATATCGCGAGGTGCCGCGTGGCGAGTAAGCAGAAGCCTGCGTCGATCGCCGACGAGATCGTCTCTCGCGTGCAGAACTACAAGCCCGGTTTCAACGCCTGGCACTGCGACCTGCCAGCCGACGTGCTCGCGGAACTGGAGGCACTTCGCGAGCGGTGGGTGAGCGGTGAACTCGGCTTGCAAAAACGCGCTCTCGCGCGGTCGATCATCCAATCGCTCAAGGATCGCGGGCTACCAGTGAGCGGCGTACAAGGAGTCGAACATTGGCTCACCGCAAACAGGCGTCGCTAACCGACGCTGTCATCGCTGCCGCCGCGACAGCCGAGCAACTCGCTGCCGACGCCGAGGTCGCACGGCTTCGTGCCGAGGTGGCGGCACTGAAGGGCCGCTACCGGTCCGCACTCGCCCAGATCGACCGCGAGCGTGAGCGTGCCGATGCGTTCGTCGGGCTCAAGGGAATCGAGGGTAAGCGGCCCCTAACCAAAAGCGTAAAGGGCAAGCGTCACCCCGCGACGATGGTCGTGCTGCTCTCTGACATCCACTGCGAAGAGACCGTGCGGAGCGAGCAGGTCAACGGGCTCAACGCCTTCGACCTCGACGTGTGCGACGCCCGGCTCGCCGAGTTGAGCGAGCGATTCTTCGCCCTGCTCGAACACGAGCGGCAACTGTGCAAGATCGACCGCGTCGTCGTCTGGCTGGGAGGTGACCTTATCTCAGGGATGATCCATCCCGAGCTCGCGGAGGAGAACTCTCTGCACCCGCTCGCGGCTCTCCGATGGATCGGCGAGCGGCTGCGTGGATTCATCGACGCCGTGAGTGACACGGCCAGCGAGGTGCTCGTCGTCACGTCGTGCGGCAATCACGGCAGGACGACCGAGAAGCTCCGCACGAACGAAGCGGACACGAGCTACGAGCATCACCTCTACGTGACGATGGCGGCTGCGGAGTCGCGGAAGAACGTCGCGTGGCGAGTGGGTGAAGGGCACCTCAACTACGTCGATCTCGACGGGTTCACGATCCGGTTCATGCACGGCCACGCCGTTCGCTACCAGGGCGGCATCGGCGGCATCCACGTCCCGCTGAACAAGGCGATCGCCGCGTGGGACTCGACGCGACGCGCGGACCTCACGTGCCTCGGGCACTGGCACCAGTTCTCGTGGAGCCGCTCGGGACGCTACGTCACGAACGGGAGCGTGATTGGACCGTCTGCGTACTCTGTGCGAATCAAGGCGTCATACGAGCCGCCGTGCCAAGCGGCGTTCGTGGTCGATCACCATCGACGCGAGGTGACGCGAGCCTATCCCGTGTTCTGCGACAGAGACCTGAGAGGAAAGACGTGACCGAAGCCACCCTCGAATCCGCCAATGCCGCCCTCCGCAACGCCGTCGAGTCCCGCCTCGCTGGACGATCACCGATGGCGGCGAGCCTGGAGGGATGCCCGCCTGCACTGGAAGCAGCGACGAGAGCGCTGAGCGACGCGGCAACCACCGAAGAATCATCCGAGGTCTACGCCGAGTGGACGCCGCCCGACTACACGGCGAGGGTCGAGGCGGTGAAAGGTTTCGCCCGACTCGTCGAGGAGGCGCGGCCCGCGCGGGTCGCGAGGGAGACGCATCCCACGAGCCAGGCGTTCTTCGATCTGTGTGACTCGCTCAAGGAAATGCACCGGCGGAAGAGCCGAGACTACGGGTGCCCGAGCGGCGAAGACCCGCTCGCCAACATTCGCAACGGGGCGCGGTTTGTAGGCATCCCGTCGTGGAAGGGTGCGATGGTCAGGCTCTCCGACAAGGTGACGAGGCTGGCCGCGTACAACGCCACCGGGCGGCTGGAGAACGAGAGCTTGGAGGACAACCTCTTCGACCTCGCGTCCTACGCACTGCTCGCCCTGCTCCTACACCGAGAGGATCGCAATGCCACGTCCTGAGCACCCGCCGCTCACCGAGGACGACCTCGCGCAGATCGAGCACCGTGCCCGTCGGTTCAGCGGTGCCTACACCGGCACGAGCGGCACGCTCGCGGGCGACGTGATCCGGCTGCTCGCGGAGCGGGCTCGCCTCCTCGCGATCATCGCCGTGCTCCAGAGCGAGGACGCTTGATGTTCGGCGACCTGCGAAGACGCATCGAGCAGCTAGAGTCGGTCGTCTCGATCATGGCGGTGAATCAGCGCACGATGGCCGAGTCGATGAAGACGCTCGTGGAGTCGGCGAACCAGAACGCGGACCACTGCAATAGAAATTTCACGTCGATCGTGGCGTCTTTGCAGCAGATCGTCGATCGGCTCTCAGAGGACGCCTCAGACGATTGGTGGCGTCACCCGCACGACTGACCCTAGGCGGCCGGGAGCGGCGGCGTGGGCGCATCCTCCCGCTCGCGCCGCCCCCGGTCTGTCAGGCCGCGTCGCCCTGACCGGCGATCCACCCGTCGAGCAAACCCCGGCTGAACGCCGCCACGTCTTCCGGCTCGATACCCGCAGCCGCCGCCAGGGCGTCGTGCTGCCCCCGTGGCGGGCAGGCGAGCCCTCGGGCTGCCATCGACCGCCCGGCCGCCGCACCGGCTTCTGCGGGGCCGCTGGACGCCCGTGCAGGCGTGGGCGGTTCCGGGGCTGGGGGCGGGGCTGGTTTGACTGCACGTCGCTCGCTGGGGAGCTTGGGGAGGAGATCGAGCGGGTCCGCTCCCCCGACGATCCCGGCGTCGAGGTAGTGCTGCCGCGTCGTGGACGGGTCCGAGTGTGAGAGGTACTCCGTGGCGTCGCCGCCAGCCGCAGCGACGTAGCTTCCAGCCGCCTTGCGGATCGGATGGAAGCCGTGGACGGCGACGCCCGCCGTATCGCCGAGCAGCTTCAGCGAGATCCAAAGCGATGCCGGTAGGCGGTGCTCAAGCCACGGCCAGACGAGCTCGTCGTCGCCCCTCCGATGCTTGCCGAGCAGGCGGGCGAGCTCTGGCGTGATCGACCGCACGATCGTCTTCACGCCGCCCTTTCTGCCGCTGCCGTCATACGTGATCCGCCGGGCGTCGAGGTCAACGTCTCGCCAGCGTAGGGCGAGGAGCCCGCCGATCCGCTCGGCGGTCTGCCACGCGGCTTGCAGGATGGTCGTCCAAAACCACCACGCCGGGACCGGGCCGATGTCGCCTCGCCTGCCCTTGGCGGCTTTGACGAGCGCGTCGATCTCCTCCAGGCGGTAGCCTTTCGGTGGGCGCAGCGACACCTTGACGAGACCTCGCGGGAGGTCAGGGTGCTCGATCAAAACGCCGTCGGATCGCGTCATCCGCTTCTTCGCTGCGTGTGTCCAGAGAGCGGACAGGTGGGCGAGGTCTTTTTTCACGGTCGCCGGTCGCGGCGGCTTGTTTCGCCAGTGACGATCCTCGGCTCGCCACTTCGCAAACCGGGCCAGCGTCATGTCGTCGAGGTCATCCAGCGTCGCCGATCGCCCAAGGAACGAATCGAACCGGTCGAGCGTAGAGGACAGCAGGGCCGTCGTGCGGTCCTTGAGCCCGTGCCGAGTCGAGTACACCGAGAGAAGATCACGCAGAGTCATCGCCACGCCTCCGTATCTAGATGGGACTAGTATACGGGCGATCACTGGAACCTCTGTCTACCATGCCCTCCGCTCAAAAGATCGCCCGTAGGACTTAAAACTCTAGGAGAGTCCGAGTCCTACGGGCAAGGCGACGTGGCGGCGATTTGACCGCATTTGCCACGTCGGTAGTATTGGGTCATGCTGATGGCGCTGAAGGAACCGTCTCGAACGCTTTGCACCTGCCGTGAGGCGGCCGAGATCCTCGACTGCACGATGGGCAGGGTTCGCCAGCTGTGCCGCAAGCCGAAGGGCGGCGGCGACCCGTCGCTCTGGAGCCGCAAGCTCACCGGTCGGGCGCTCGTCCTCGACCTCGACGAGGTGAAGCGGCTCGCCAAGGCTCGCCAGAAAGCCCGCGACGCTGGCATCCAGCGTGGACCGGCTCCAGGCGGGTTCTCGCCGGATACCTAGTTTCCCCCGGCGAAACGCAGGTCGAAAAAATTTCTCATGCCCACTTGCACAACCTACCGATGTCGGTACAATGCGGGCGTCGGGCAGATGAGACCCCACACCACGCCAACCGGGAGACGAAACGATGGAAGCCACCTTCACGAAGATGACCAAGGGATACGACCTCGCCAAACAGGACCGCTGGGTCATCCGCGAGATCAAGACCATGAAGACGCTGCGGGCGAACGGTCACCGTGACTTCAAGGATCTGACCGACTCGCAGATCACTGGTATCGCCACCAAGCTCGCCCGCTTCTACAGCGTGGGCACGACGTACACGCCTGCCAACTAGCCCGCCCCACCACGCCCGTCGGCAATCGGGCCGACGGGCACGATAGACTCGACACCCCGCCCCGCGAGGGGCACAACCCGGAGGACAGGACGATGGCGCGAATTTCTGGAGACAAAGCTGGCGACGGATACGCCTACGACTACATCACGCGACGCGAGGACGGCACGCTGCGACTGTACTCGCAGGTCTGCCACGTAGATGAGGACGGCTATATCGTGGCGTACCATGACCCGACGGACGCGACTAACACGATCGATGCCGATGGACTGCGTGGCTGGGCGGACACATGGACTCTCGACACCGAGCACGGCGATCCGGCCGACTGCATCGTCGGCCCCGGCGAGAAACTGATCGCCCACAAGCTGACGCGCAATGAGGAGCTTGATCGAGTCGTCGGCACAGGGCATCGCGACGACGAGCCTGCCGAGTACAGCATCGCCTACATGATCGAGGCGACCGGCGAGTTCGATGTCGTCGAGACGTTCACCGCCGCTGACGACGCAGCCGCGAACGCCTACGCCGAGGCGAACCACGACGGCGAGTGGTACGTGCTCAACGCCGCTGGCCGCAACATCAACGCCGGAATCGACGGCTGATCGGCACGTCGCCGGTCAGGGACGACCACCACCAGGGCAAGGAGGCCCACCATGAACCCCACTCTCTGGATCGAGCTCGCGATCATCCTGCTCCGCATCCTCGCGGCAGGACTTGCCGGTTGACGCAATCTACCGACGAGCGTATCTTCCTGCCGACGAAGGCAATCCAAAGTCGATTTGGTGGTCGCCACTTGACCCCAGTGAACACCCGTATACCATCGCCCCACCACGAAAAGGAGCATCCCCCATGAACGCGATCTCGTCAATCGACTCCCACCCCGGCGACGCCGAAGCCCACGCCGCAGGCGTCGCGATGACCGAGTTCTACGGCTCGCCCGCACAAGGCGATGGCCGCTGGGTCAACGGTTGCCTCGTCTCGACCTACGCCGTCGGCGACTCGGTGAACGTCGCCTTCGAGGACGGCCATCGCCGCTGCGTGGTCATCGAGGCGCTCGACGACAACCGCTACCACGTCGTCGAGCACCTGCCCAATGGAGGTCGCAGGCACCACGAGATCGACGGCGACGCGATCGCGGCGTTCTGACGCACAGAGGAGACGGGGTGGAACCCCGGTCGCAGGGAGGCACATCGCCGCTGACGCAGGACGGGGACGCGGCGGGCTTTGACTGACGGACGACAACGCAAGAAAGCGAGGAAACGGAATGGTTCAGATTCGGAAGGCTCGCCGCAGCGCCACGAAGCTGCGGCTCCTGCTCACCGGCCCGAGCGGCAGCGGCAAGACCTGGGGAGCGTTGCAGATTGCCCGAGGCATGGGCGGTCGCACGGTTGTGATCGACACCGAGGAGGGATCGTCGGACCTCTACGATCACCTCCACGATTTCGATGTGATCGACCTGCGACCGCCTTTCAGTCCCGAGCGATACATCGAGTGCATCGCCGCTGCCGAAGAGGCGGGCTACGAGGTGATCGTCATCGACTCGGTGACGCACTGTTGGAGCGGCACGGGCGGTTGCCTCGACATCCTTGAAGACGTGGCGAAGGCGCAGTTTCGCGGGAACACGTGGTCAGCGTTCAGCGTCATCACGCCTCGCTGGCGGGCTTTCGTGGACAAGATTCTGCGGTCGCCGTCGCACGTCATCTGCTGCGGCCGCTCGAAAACGGAGACCGCCCAGGTCGATGACCACGGCAAGAAGAAGGTCGCCAAGCTCGGCATGAAGCTCGAAGCCCGCGACGGGCTGGAGTTCGAGTTCACGGTCGTGCTCGACCTCATCCACGACGGCCACTACGCGACGGTCAGCAAGGATCGCACGGGGCTGTTCGCGGGTGATCCCAAGCCGATCACGCCCGAGACCGGGCGTGCGCTGAGTGAGTGGCTCGGCGGTGCGACACCGCTGGCGAACCCACTGTTCGCACAGATCCGCGAGTTCGTGGCGACGGCCGAGCCCGAGCGACTGAAGGCGACGACGAAGCGGATCGATGCCCTGCTCGCCGAGGGCAAGTTGACGAGTGCCGAGTGGGAGTCGCTGACGGATGCGATCACCGCTCGCGTGGACGGACAGACGGCAGTCGTTGCTGCCGCTGAGTGAGGACGGACCCTACAGGAGACAGACCCCATGAAGTGGGACATCGGAGAGGAGTTCGACGCGCCGCCCGCAGTGGCGACGACCGAGCGGCAGATCATGCCGGTCGGCAAGCACACGATGATCGTGAAGCACGCCGAGGAGGGACCGAACGAGTACAAGCGGAGCGACGACAACCCGGAGGGATTCTGCCTCAAGCTTCGGCTCAGCGACCTCGACGGCCGGTTCAAGTTCGTTTTCGACGACCTGCCGCAGTCGCGGTCGCTCGCGTGGCGGGCGAAGCAGTTGGCGGCGGCGATCGGGATCATCCCGCACGGCGAGACGCTGTCGCTGACGCCCGACGACGTGATCGGGCAGACGATCGAGGTGGAGCTCAGCCACTACACGAGCAAGGCCGGGAAGGTCTCGGCGACCGTGAAGCGGTACATCGAGCGGACCAGTGACGCCCGGCCGAAGGCGGCGGCGAAGCCGAGGACGCAGGCGGCGAAGGTCACGGCGAGCCTGGGCGACGATGTCGTCCCTTTCTGAGGGGAGTCTGCGATGGAAGGGCAACGTCTCTACCGCGCCGAGCTCGGAACGAGGGTGGACGCGAAGAACGGTCACTCGGTGCTTTCGTGGTACGGCACCGTCACCGAGTGCGGCGAGTGGGTGGAGCAGGGTCAGACCCGTTGGCGTCGCGACGACACGTGGCACGAGACGGATGCGGCGGCGCTCGCGTCGCTCGCTGACCGGATCGAGGCGATCGCGCTGGCGATGAACAAGCAGGCGAGGCGGCTGAGGTTCGCGGTGAGCGAGGAGGTGGCAGATGCGACGTAGCCAGCGAGAGGAGCCGCTGACGATCACGCTCGATGTCGTCGTCGCAGAGCTGGAGTACCACGGCTGCGATCGGATGGCAGCGTATGTGCGAGACCTGGGCAACGGTGTCGCCAACGCGAACCGGCGGCGGCAATGGGCCGAGGACGACTTGGCGAAGGCTCTTGAGCGGCTGCACGTGCACGAGCCGCCACAGAAGCCGAGGACGGACCACAGGAACGGCAAACCAACGGAGATGAGCGACGGCTAGGAGGAGACAAACCGGCCCGCCCTCGCCGCAGCGGCGGCTCGGGATGAACCCGAGCACGCAGCGGCCCAGGCGGATCGAGCTCGCGAGGCGCGGGTTAGTCGTGGCGGATGGGACGAGGAAGACGAGCAGTGGGCGGTGGGCGGTGGTGTGGAGGGTGAGCCGGGCGTCGCGGTAGGCACGACGCCGCTTCGACGCGGCGGGGCGGGATGGAAAGGATTCCATGAAGACCGTTGAGCTGTCATTCGAGGAAGGGCTTGCTGCCGCCGTCCAAGGAAGCGTGCAGATGATGCGAGCTATTCGCGACGGAACCATTGGGCGCGACCACGGAGGGCAATCCGGCAGAAGTCTGCGGGAGCGATGGGCCCAGGCGATCCAAGGGCAGATGGCAGAGCACGCTTTCAGCAAGTCTCTCGACGCATACCCGGTCGCGAGCAAGGACGGCATTCACGGCGACGATCCTGGCGGCTGGGCAATCCGATCGACGCCATGGATGAACGGTCACTTGATCGTCAACGAAAGCGAACTGCCTGAGGCAGATGCGAAGCGGTTCGTGCTTGTTGTCGGTCACTGGCCGACGTTTGGAATCGTTGGCTGGGTTTATGGCCGTGATTCCAAGCGTGACGAGTGGTGGCGTCCGAGCGAACGGCCTGCGAGTTGGTGGGTTCCCCAGTCTGCGCTGCGTCCTTTGGAGTGAATGCGACGAACGGCACCTCAGTGCCTGGGATGGCAAGTAGTGGGCAGACGGCGGCTGCGTGGCGATCCAAATAACAGACCTTGCCAGTCTGGCTCATCGCGAGCCAGTGGCACTTTTGCGGTGCGTGAATGGAGGACGGTTCCATGAGGCTCCATAAGCCTGACGTGCGGATGATCGCCGTCAGCGATCTGATCGTGGACGAGAACTACCAGCGCGATGCAATCGCTGCCCATGTGGCCGGGATTGCAAAGAGCTTCGACGAGGAGGCGTTCGGGCTCATCCATGTCGCTGAGCGCGATGACGGAAGCCTTCGCGTCGTGGACGGATTCCAGCGGCTCAACGCGGCCATGGAACGTGGCGTGACTCATGTTCCCTGCCATGTGACCAAGAGTCGCGGCCCAGAGCATGAGGCGTCCCTGTTTGGGAAGGACAACAAGCGTCGCAGTCTGAGCACGCATCAACTTTTCAAGGCTGATGTGTGCGCTGGCAAGCCAGATGCGATCGCGGTGTACGAAGCGATCACGGCCGCCGGTCTCAATGTGAGGGGCATGAAGCCGAACGGTAAGCGGCACAGCATCGGCGGTGTCAAGCAGTGCCAGACGGCCTTCCGCCGAATGGGTGGCGGCGAGGCGGGTTCTTCCCATGTGACCGAAGTTCTGAAGTTGCTGCGAACGGTCTGGGGCGAGCAGCACCCGGAGACGGCTTATCACTGCGCCGTCATCGGCGGGCTCGCTTTCTTCCTGCGTAGGTTCGGCGACAACGTCGATCGCAAAAGGCTGCGTCTTCTCATGGAGCGACAGTCTCCGAACAAGCTGATGGGCAATGGCGACACCTTCAAGATGATGAGCGGCACTACCCGCGATGAGGGCGTCGCGCGGGCTTTCTTCGAGGTTTACAACAAGAACCTCACCGCCAAGCGGCTTGACTGGGACGAGAGCCGCGTCGATTTGCTGGCAGAGGCCATCGCCTGACGTAAGGAATCCACATGCGTTACGCGAGCGTCTGCGACGGCATCGGTGCGGCCCATGTGGCATGGCGGCCATTCGGCTGGGAATGCGCTTGGACATCTGAGATCGAGCCATTCCCGGCCGCAGTGGTTGAACATCACTGGAAGTTCAAGAATCTCGGCGACATGACGCTACTCATGGAGGAGACGTTGAATGACTGCGGCCCAGTTGACCTTCTTGTGGGAGGAACCCCTTGCCAGTCATTCAGCGTCGCAGGACTGCGAGGCGGATTGGCTGACCCGCGTGGCAACTTGGCCCTCCGATTCGTACAGCTTGTTGGCTTCCTGCGGCCTGAGTGGGTTGTCTGGGAGAACGTTCCCGGCGTTCTGTCGTCAGCAGGAGGACGGGACTTTGGCACCTTTCTCGGGGCGTTGGGGGAACTCGGGTATGGGTTCGCCTATAGAGTTCTTGACGCTCAATGGTTTGGAGTCGCCCAGCGCCGTCGCCGTGTGTTCGTTGTCGCGCACGCTCGAGACTGGCGACGTGCCGCAGCGGTACTTTTTGAGCGCGAAAGCGTGTTCGGGAATCCTCCGACGCGCGGAGCGACGGGGCAAGGAATTACCTCAAGCCCTGAAGGCATCGCTGGAAATGTCAGCAGCAAGTGGGCCAAGGGAACCGGAGGACCGGCTGGAGATGAGTGCTACAACCTCGTCGCAGAACCGCACGCGATCTACTCAAACGAAAGCCGATGCGACAACATCCCGCCAGCGGGCCTCTCGCCCCCGCTGAAAATCGGCAGCGACGGAGGAGGGAATCCGCCTTGCATTGCCTTTGATTGGCAGAAGGGCAACGACAGGACTAACAGTCGCCCTAGCACCATGAATCTCGCGGTCGATCAGTCTCAGACGATCGGCAGCACAAGGGTGCCTGCCGTCGCATTCACAAAGTCCAAACGCGCCCAAAGCAATACCGACGACGAGACATGGGTTCCTGGCGAAGTCAGCCCGACCATGAGCTGCTTCGACCAAGGCGACACGCGGGCAACGAGCGAAGCCAGCACGACGACTGTCGTGGCATTCGACACATACAACCACACATGCGCCGATGTGAGCCAAACCCTTCAGCGTGGCACTGGGACCGATCAGATTGGCGCTGTTATGGCTTCGCTGGCAGTCCGCAGGCTGACTCCTAAGGAGTGCGAGCGGCTGCAAGGCTTCCCAGATGGCTACACGGACGTCACGTACCGTGGCAAGCCAGCGGCCGACGGGCCGAGGTATCGAGCACTCGGCAACAGCATGGCCGTGCCGGTCATGGCGTGGATCGGAAGGCGAATCCAGATGGTCATGGAGGCGACCAATGGCTAAGTCACCAGGGTTCTGGTTCTTCACCGGAGACTGGATGAAGGATCCAGAGCTCAGGTTTTGCTCGATTTTTGCTAGAGGTTTGCTAGTCGATTTGCTGTGCATCTTGCATGAAGCAAAAGAGCAAGGGTACGCGAGCAACCCAGACGGCTCGGCCCGGACAGACGAGCAGATCGTCGATGCGATCTCTGGCGGTTCGCGGGAGGACAAGCTGTCCGCTTTGGCTGAACTTGAGCGGAGCGGCGTGCTTTCCCGCGATAATCGCGGGGTTTTGTTCAGCCGCCGCGTGGCTCGGCTTGCTGAACTGAGCAACGCCCGCAAGCAAAACGGCAGCAAAGGCGGTAGCAAAACCAGTAGCAAACGAGCAGCAAACAGGGTAGCAAACGAGCAGCAAACCGAGCAGCAAAACAGGGGGGTTTCGGTTTCGGTTTCGGATTCAGTTTCGGATTCGTTCTTAGAAGAGAAATACACACACACACACGGCGGCGACGACTTTCGCCAGCCGGGATGGGCGGCAACCGAGTGGCAGCGGTTCGTGGCGGCATGGAACGTCACCGAGCGGGCCGAGCCTTGGCCGCACCTGACGCCGCCTGACGGCTGGGTTGACCTCGCTGCGTCGCCTGGGTGGCTTGAACGAGCCCGCGAGGCTCTCGCCCGCCTGCCGAGCCGCCAGTTCTTCGACCGACCGCTCCCGGTCACTCGGTTCTTTGACTTCGTGGACAGGATCAGAGCTGGCGAGTTCGCCGATCCGAAGGGCAGCACGAGATCCCGACCGAGGCAACCGGCAGGAGGGAACCTATGAACCGCACGTGGGATGAGAACAAAGCTGCGATCAACCAGCTCTGGCCGGTCGCCCAGTTCACCGAGGAGGAGAAGCGACTCTGGCACGACGACCTCTCGGGCCTCGACCAGGACACGCTCTATGACGCGATCCGCAACGCCAAGCGGACGCACGATTCGATCTACCCGCAACTCAAGTGGATGCTCGACGCCTACCGCGACCTCGACGCTCTGCGGAGGGCGGCGCTACGTGTCACTCGTCCGATGGAGAAGAAGACCGAATGGAACATCAGCGACGAGCGTGATCGGCAGAAGTGCAACGAGATGATGGAGTGGGTCGATCGCGCTCAACCGAACGAGTACGAAACCATCCGGCACGCTGTGTTCTCCGACGAGAACTTCCCGCAACTGCACAGCACGACGTGTCTACGCATCCTCGCCTACGCGAAGGAGCGCCTGTGCGGCATCAAGCCGCAGTTCGGTCGTGTGAACGACGGCGGCGGCGTGACGCCAGCGTTCACGACAGAAGGCATCCAAGGCAGGACGCCGCTCGCACTCAAGGATTGAGCACATGACCGCCACCTCACTCCCACCCATCACCGATCGCCAGCGCGAGGTCTGGCAGTGGGTCCGCGACCACCACGCCCGCGAGCGTATCGGCTGCGGTGTCCGCGACATCTGCGTGGCGTTCGGGTTCGCATCGCCCGAGGGCGCTCTGTGCCACTTGCGACCGTTGCGGAAGCGCGGCTGGGTCGAGTGGCGCGACGG